ATCCACCATCTTTGGGCGCATCGCCCAATAATTTTTAGAAGGGGTTTGTGACGGAAAGAATTCATTGAACTCGCTTCCGGTTTTTATGAACAGGCTGCGATAATTTTTAAAAGCATCGTCATTTGCCCATAACTGGTAATCAGCTTTATTGTCTTCCAGAAATTGCAGCAGCAATTCGGTTTGCGCTTCGGCTTCAGCAAGGCATGCTTCGCGGAAATTTTTTACCTGATATTGAAAAGCAGTTTTGTTTGTGTTGGTTTCTTCGCGGCGCAAACCTGCATCGCTCAATTTCACTTCGCCTTTTGGTGCATAGAAATAAGAGATATAGGGGCCGATAACCATGCGCAATCTGTCGAGCAAAGATTTTTGTTCATCGGTTAAACCACTTTCTTCATCCATTGCGCCGTTGTAATCATCATTCAGATTATTATAAAGCGATTTGCCAATAACGGGAATGATCATCTGCTCTTCAATATTCCGGATAGTGGGCTTCAGCGATGCGAAATTTACTTCGCTCACCAGCTCGGCGTACTCCTGAATTTTTTTTGAATCTTTGAATAACATCAGCTTACTACTTTAGCAGTTCCTTTGCCCTGGTCTAATGTTGTTAAAACAGTATCGCGAACACGGAAAACAATATCTTCTTCCCATTCTTTCATGCCGCCGACTACGCGGTTGAAATCACGCACGAGATAAAGCGGTTCCATCAGCACATTTCTTTCGAGGTTTAGCAATGCATTGTAAACAAGGAATGCTTCGCGGATATCGCTGCCGCTTCCGCCTCCACTGCGAAGCATGCTGCCGGTCATTCCGGCGCTGAACAACGTTGGATGCACACCCATTGCAATCAGCACCTGCAGATCAGCAGCGGATTGCGTGATCACCTCTTTGTCTATGTTTGTTTTATCCTCAATGGCCTGGATTTTTACCCGGCCATATTCTGTTCTTTCATGGGGGTCAACATCAAAAAATGATATGAATGAATTGAAGGCATTTTCTTCGCCAGCGAGGAATTGATCCATCTCATTCAGCAGCTTCACACGAGCGGCTTTCTGCTGATCTTCGGTCATGCCGAACCATTTTTCCGTGCCATATTTTCTTTCGAAAAAAGTTTCCGGAACTTCTATATGGTATTTTATTTTGAACGCTTTGTTGTAAAGCGTTTTTATCATTGTCGGGATTTTTGAAGCGATCTCAACCCATCCGCTGAGCCTTGCGCCATCCCATGAAGGCACCTGGTAATAAGTTTTGTTCACTGATGGGTAATTGACTGGAAGGATTGCTGATTTGAAGCCTTTTTTATCCTTCTTTTTTGCAGCAATTTTTGTGAGGCTGTTGAGCGGATCGTACATGTCAACGCAATCAAGCTGCTTGACAAATTTGTTATCCACTTGCGAGATGATCACCGGGTTAGCGATCAGTCCGGGGATTGATTTTTTGGGGTCGAACTTTGCATATTGATTTTGCGCCAGCCCCCACATCTTGGATAAAAACATGGTTGTGAAGTTGCCATCATCGTCCATTTGCTTATATCTGCAATCACAGCTTTCCTGATGCACCAGGCCAGTGATCGTTTTTGCATCATTGCTGAGGATCATTTCGCCCCAGCAGTTGGAGTACCAGGTCCAGTCCTGAAAATATTCAATAGCCCAGCGGAAAAAACTTCTGGCCTGAATAAAATTGTAAACAGGTTTGTATTTGTCCACTTTAAGCGGCTGGAATACTTCCGTTTTTCCGTTGTCAGTGTAGTCGATAATTTTTCCGGGGATAATGCCTGATCCCCAAAGCGCACGGGCTTTCCAATCGAGGCCAGCTTTGCCAACACCGCAATAGGCCATCTGCTGTTCTATGTTCTGAGGGAAGCGATTGTCTTCGCCCCAATAAGCGACATCCAAAAGGTTCTGCAGTTTACGGATAGGCGCGGCCGTGCCTTTTGGGCTTGATTGAAATGTGCCTGCATCGGCTGATCCTTTAGAAAAGTAAACAGCGCTCTGGCTCTGGCTTAGATAGGCTATGGGTCCGGCAAATTCTACACTCATAAAACTTTCTGGTTGTTTAAATGAGTGATAAGAATGGGGTGAACCTTGCGGATTTGCTTGTTGGGCAGCTCCACGTTGCGGGTGAAGTTCAGGTTGTGGTGAGGGGCTTTCACTTGCCCCGCGCCAGCGGCGAATTTTTTTTCGATGGGGGTTATTGACGTTTGCGGCTCTCTGTTTCGGGCTATCCGGCATTTGTTCAGCTCAATCACTTCGCCGCCCGAGCCTTTCAGCAAATTGGCTGTAATGAAGCGGAGGGAGACCCAGCTTCCTTGTTCCAGTATGCTGATTGCTTCTTTGAGTTCGATAGCCATGATGCTGCTAAAATAGAAGGCTATGCGGGAGGCAAAAAGGACAAATAAACAGAGTCAGCATTCCTTATTTGTCCTCCATTTTTCTTTGCTACTTTCTTTTTACGGAGCAGAGAGGAACGGAGCGGAGTAAAAAGAAAGTAGCCGCACGGGTGTGGCTACTTGGTGGGGTTATTTATTTAATTTCTCGACCTGCTTTTCACTGAATACATAAGCCACGGGGAAAAATTCGTATTCGTCTTTTCCTTCCTGCTTTTCCTGGGGTTGGGATTTGCGAGGCTCACCCCAAAGCAAAAGGGCTTTTTCTCCTTTCCTCACTACAAATCCAGTTTCCAGCCATCTTTTGAAAGAGCGCAATTCTGTATGTCCTTGCTGTTTGTAACAGTCTGCCAAACCTTCATTTACTGAATTATAAGCCCCTTCTTTTACTGCTGCTTTAACTGCTGCGCTAAGTTCCTTTAAAGCCTGTCTTTTAGTTTTCATTTCTTGTGTCATAGCCTGTCGTTTGAATTGTTGATTGAAAATTGTTAATCATCATATCTGCTGAATTAAGCCCTATTAAATAAGGGTTGCCAGTTGCGCCGCTGTGTTTCCTGTAGTAATGATTGAATAATTCCATATTGAAAGTGTAACACAGTGAACGGCTGGTTAAATATTCAATGCAGTTGCTTATGCATCTTTCTTTGTGAGACATAAAATAAAATTTGGGATATTAAAAAAGAGGAGAGTAAGCCCCGCAGGCGCGGGGCTAAAAGATTACCACACTAATAAAGGTTCGATTTCCTTTATTTTTTTCTGGATGGTGGCTTTAACGAAAGCTAAAAACTCTTTGGTTACTTCCACATTTCCAGTAGAAAACTCATTGCGGTTTTCATCTTTGAAAACGATGTAACCCGATTCTGAATCGTGTGTGAACTGGAAAGTGTTTAGCTTTTGCAAAGACGCTTGCAACTGGTTGTATTTACGTTGAAGGTCAAAAAGTACATTGAGCCTGTGCAATCTGTCCTCCAAATTTGGAACTTGTGAAAGTTGCTCTTTTGGGGTGAAAGAAACTAAAATGGGTTCTGTCTTTACGTCTTCGGGGCTGGTGGTTTTCGAAGACTTCGGAGGCATAACTTTTACGTTATTCATATATTTTTTGCCCGTGTTTATCGCGGTGGCGCTCCGCTTTTAATTATGATGTAATATACTACATTTCAAGCTATTATCCAAATTTTTTCACTACTTTTTTGCTTTATTTTTCCACATTTTTTTGCAAATCAACCGCTTATTTTTGCTGTTTTCTGAAATTCAAAAAAGTAAAAAAAAGGAACTGCGCCCACACTATGCCACGAAGGCGAACGCCTCGGACGGTTTGCAGGAAATATGATATAGTGATATGTGGAGCGTATTGTAATACGCTGAATAGGATGGTATCTAATACGACGTAGGGAGCGCCTGAGCGCCCCCCTACTGATGGATGGCAGTGTTGATTCCTTATGATTGGTAATGCAGTGCTACATGGTCAGGCCACCGCCGCCTTTGCTGTCAATGCCGTAATGAAGTTTTGATTCGAGCATGCCGAACGCCATTGTATCGAGAGCGTCGCTATAGTGGGTTGATTCATCGGCGGGAAAATTTGGATCATGTTCAGACTTCTTGTCTTTGCCAAAGCCATCCCTGCGCTGCTCTGCCTGCGCCATGCACATGGATACAATCAGCTTATTGCAGTTCTCTCTGTTAATCCTGAATACTCTTGGGTAATGGTTATCCTCTTGAAGCAAATGCCCCCACATACGATACTTAGTTTCATGGCCAGGGGCTTTGCCGATGTACATTCTCTTCACTGACCATCCGGCTTTATTGAGCGTGCTGACAACCTCATCACACTTTCTTGTTTCATTGTCATCGCCTACCGCAGTGTGGTCATACCAGTAATAAACAAACTTCCGTTTGTGTGGCTTATAATATTCAGTAAACAATTTAATTACTTCTTTCAGCTTGCCCGGATACAATGCATGCATTCCTTTTATGGCTCTTAGCTCTTTTCCATTGTCCTGGCCAACTACCAATGGATGTATTCGTCTGTTATAGTCGAGCGAGATGTGCAATGGCGCTGTGTTGTTTCTATCCTTATCCTTTCTGCAGTCATAGAACGTTGAAGTGTGGTCGTAGTCAATTGAATCAAAGTAGCTTTCATCTTCAGAGAAATAGCCGTGGCTTTCTTCATCAAAGTCAGGATAAAAACCGTCCTCGAGTTTCAACGGCCGCAAATTCAAAATTTGTGTGTCGAATTGAAATGCCGTTGTGTCACGCAATTGCTGTTTTATAAAATCAATTCCTAAAGCATGAATGTTATCCAGGGTAGATGCTTCATGATAATACAGCAAACCTTTTCGCAGATCATTAAGCTCAGCATCAATGACAGCTATTTGTTTTACCGTTTCTGCGATAACAGGTTTTGTTGCTTTCGTTAAAAGGTGTTTCAATTGATATCGCACGACTTGCAGTTCCCAAATATTGTTCACTGCAGCTTTATCCATTTCGTTCATGATGTCAAGTATCCAGCGG